GTTTCCCAGTCACGATCGGAAAATCATTCTACTTGCAGACAACTCGTCGATCTACAAACGAGATAACAACGCACACGCGCATGACCATTCCAAAACGGGATAACACGCAAAACGCGCGAAAAAAAAGGCCCTCCAAGCGAAGCCCGGAGGGCCTACGGCCAGAGGGAACACTAGACACCCTCTGGCCCACTGACACCAGCTAGGCTGGGTCAGTACCTGCCGGCTCGCTGGGAGGATCAGCGACCGGCTCAGGCGGCGCCGTTGCGGCACCCGCACCAGTCCCGCCACGCTTCACCGGGTTCGGAAAATACGCACCCGGTTCAGCAATACGCGGAATTAATTCCGCCAACTTAGCATTATTCTCTGGCTTAGCAGCCCACTTAACAAAGCCAATCGAATCATTACTAAATTCATTTCGTACTTCAGACGGCAACTCATTAAATATCTCTTCAGCACGCTTCAATTTTGAATGCGCCGTCAGAAGATCGAATTCACCATCAAATTCACCATAAGTTGCTTCAGGGTATTTAATCAAATGAGAAATACTTCCCGATCTCATAGCTTTATTTAGCAACTTATTTACATCAGTAGAATCCTTAAACGCTTGTTTAGTTCTACCGTCATCATACTTCTTCTTTTCAATCTTTAGCATACTCATTACTGTTCTCCATAATAAAAGGGCCCACCGCCAACAGAAACGCCAATATCACCACGACTTTTGCGTCCTGCATCCAGCGCTTTTTCAAACTGTTTAGGTATCATCATTTTAGTCAAATCGTACCACGCTTCTTTAATCAGGTTAGGCCAGTCAATATCCTGTCCCCAATTAAATTCGGCAGCTTGATCTATAACTTTATTAATAAACTCTCCAGCAGCACCACTAGCAGCAGCCATTGCACCTAAAGCTTGAGTCTGCGCGTCAGTTAAATTTCCACGCTTTTGAATCAACTCTATATCAGCTTCAAGGCGTTTTCCTTCATTCGACGCCCTAACGGTATCAACAGCAGACGTAGCACCCATCTGCGCCGCTTGAACACCAGCGGCACCGACATTACCAACAGTAGCCAAAGCGCCAGCAGGAGTAGTAGCATCATACTTCCCAGCCAAGATAGGATTAATACCGGCGGCCTTAAGATCAGCCATACGACGTTGCACAGCACTATTAGACATACGCTCTTGAAATGCCATTTGTTCTCTTGCAAGTTTAATGTTTGTCTTGTTAGCAGCATTCTGACCACTGGCTCCGAATATACCACCTAGCAAAGCACTACCTAAAGTAGCAACAGGTAAACTTAGAGGCATAACATTCTCCTAAAAGTGATCCAAATTACCCGGAACACCAAACAGCGGCATCGGACGCGCACATTGCATATTAAAATAAGAATCAAATATAAAATGCGGTTCCGTACTAATAGCAATCGCCCTATCTAGAGGAGTACCAGTATTAGATTCAATAAACGTGGAACCTAATGTAGGCAACGACGTAAAGTCCTCAGACAAATGCCATACAGCCAAAGTACCAGTAGCATTCGGTTGCATCAAACCCGTCAGTCTAGACGGCTTATAACGATACTCCGCATACCTTTCCTGATACCCAAACACGTTATCATCAGCAGCAGCATTCTGAACGTAAATCTCTTTATTCAAAACACTTTGCTCGCCAATTTGAGCAAGCACCGGATAGTAAAAATCATAACGCGTTTGCTTAGACCAGTACCTTTCTATACCCTGAGAGTACGTAATATCAGCACGAACATTCACCAGACCGATAATCACACCGTGTTCTGTAAAAGACTTAGTAAAGCCATGAGAACCGGAAACAGTACCAAACCCAGCCAACTGCCCCAAAGTATCATCAGCAGCAGGAGTAGGCTGTGCCGACGTCTGCGCCACAGGAGTGATATTAACAGGACTAGAACCACCACCCAAAAACTCAGGACGCTGAATCCGAAAATCAGGCACCGTAACACCGAAATGACTCAGAATCAGTTCATTATACCTAGTACCCGAACGAGCATCACGCTCCAAAAGCCTCTGCGTCTGAAACGCAAGCCGCAAATCGTTAATCGTAGTAGCAGTAGCGCCACTCAGATCAGCAAAAAGGTTACCAGCAGGAGTACCCGATCCAGCAATATACTTAGTAGGATTAGCCCCATCAAACCTATGAGAATCACTTAGGTTAATCTCACCACCCGTATTACCCCAAACTTCCAAGTCCGTAGTAGCATCAATACCGACGCCAAATACCGGAGCATCCGTACCCAGAGGCAAAGCAACAGCATCACCCTTTTGAGGCCAAGGCAGACAAGACGTAAAATAATCATGCCTCTTACCACGCTTTAGAAGAGTATATGCACTACCACCATCAGGCCCGTTACCAGTAAAAGCATCGACAGAATCCTGCAAATTCTCATCACGAAACCATTCATTCCAAATTAAATTATAAGCACGAAAAGGCAGGGAACTAGTATCATTATTAGCAGCAGCCCACGCATCAGGCAAGCCCATATAGTCAAAAATACTACCTTCACTATGACTACCACTAGACAATTTAGGCACAGTAAAATCGATCGAATCAGCAGGGTTATCCTGCGCACCATGCATCTTAGTCCAATTTTCCCAAACCAAACGATACGGCACAAAGAAGAAAAAACTCTCCAAATACAAATTATCCATAATCGGATGCAAAGGCGTAGCCAACCGAGCAAAGAAATTCATATCAACATTAAAGGTATCACCCGGAACAACATCATCAACCAAAACAGGTACCAAATAATCGGCATCAAACGTCGTCTTCAAACCATGTGATCTATTAAACGAACTCCTAGGAATCTCAGCCCTAGGCACCTCAGCAAAACTATGCTTCATTACACTTCGCATTTAGTTATCTCCATTATTGCGCATAGCCGAAACAGCTTCCGCACCATTAATCAACTTCTCAGCAATCATCGGTTCCACTTCTCCCGTTCCATCATTCCACGATCCAACCTTAAACAAAGTAAAATCTTCAGGACTCTGACTAATCTTAGAATCCTCTTTCACAGCCATATGACTAAAATTACGAATCATCTCAGCATCAGCGCGACCCGGAATCGGCCCATCATATACACCAGAACAACGATCAAATACAGCATACAAAGTAACTTTCATTTCTCAATCTCCTTCATTGTACGAGCATTGTCATACAAAACATCTTGAATACAGGCTACACAATACAGCCCAGTAAAAAACCAGTGCTGCATGAACTCACGCTTAAAATATCCACAACGCGAGCAACGCGGCACATAAATAGTATCCTCACTATGCTTCCTCCAAATCCTCCTTGTAATCACAATTTATCCCTCTTTCTAAACATATCAATCTTAGCTTTCGCACAGATATGCTTATCCATCAAACGGTCAAAAGTCAAATCCTCACTATGTTCTTTCAACCATGTTCTACGCAAACGCTTCACCTCCTCATAAACACGCGGATCTTCTTCCTCCAATATCTTATCATAATAACGCGGAACTCCATTCATAACTCCCTTACCCGGAACTGGCACTTCATCAGAAGGGTAAACATCATCCTTATATATTTCGTACCACTTAGCACCAATACCACATCGTTGACCCTTGTACTTCGCATTTCCCCGAGACATAGTAATAAACTCAGGCTCAATAAACGTAATCACTCCATCCAAGTCATACGTCATATAATGGTCAACTTTAGGCACACCGCCAACTTTCTTCAAAATATAACTAGCAGTATAAGAAGCAGTATTAAAATTAAGTTCACCCACATCGACAAAGCCATAACCCCACAAACGCTCAAGAGTAGGACTAGTATAACGAATAATACCACCGTCACTCTGATACGGCTCTAAATCATCAAAAGTATGGTTAAACACACAAGCATGATAATGGGGACGTCCAGTATTACACAAAGGGCAACCAACAGCATCCACGTCAATACCATGCTTACATTTCCGACCATATTCTCCCGCGCAAAAATAGCGGATTTTCTTTCCCGGAAACGCTTTACGCAATCTCTTAAAAAACTTCTGAACGTGAGTTTTATCCAAACTCCAGTCCTTCGGTACATACCAACCATCGCGATACTGTTCATAACTCTCACAAGCCTCCGCATCTCTATACGTTAGGGTAATAAAGCAATTACCGCCGGAATACTCATACAAACTTGATTCGTGGCTAATTCGCATCGCCCACATACGACTATGATCCAAACGGCAACCAAGACACTGACCGCAACCAACTTCCATTTTCTCAAGACTATCATCCTTCCTAAACTGAATACCGCCAGTATCTCGGTTTTTATACCCCTTCAACGGACTATGGCACGCCATTCACAAACGAATACCACCGCGCTGAGGACGCGGCTTCACATTCTTATAATGCGTCTTACTAGCAGTCGCCGTAAAATATGCCTTAGAACCACTCGAACTCATTTTCCTACGCTTCATAATTACTCTCCTTCATACGCAAACGCGCACATTTCAGCAATAGCACGAGTACTATTACCAACTTGCTGCGGAGCACTAACCAACTCAACGTAACTAGCATCACCATCCGTACCACAACGTACAGACGTGGCACTAATCGCACCACAGCCACCTAAACCAAAAGCCAACACCAATAAAATAATTGTTTTCATCGAAAACTCCTTCTCCGAAAAACGCGAAGCGTTTTTCGAAATTTTGTTAGACATAAGAAGGCACCGCCCGAGTATAACCCGAGCGGCGCCCCCAGGGCGACCGCTACTTCGCAGCCTTATTCAACTTACTAATGTTATCCTGCGATTCCTTCACAAAAGCCTTTTGCCTAGCTAACTTATTCTGCAACTTCGCAGAGTCACCAAGGATCTTAATCTCTTCCTCAGTAGCAGCTACAGCAGCTTTCCTACGCTCCAGTTTATTCTGCTCACGCGTAATCAAATCAAGAATAGCACTCATCTCGTTCTCCTATATCAAATCTTCAACGGTCACACAGGTACCTTCAATATCGCTCAACGCAGACCGCATACGTCGAACGTCATCCTCCAGCTCTTCAAGCTGGTCCACAGCTTCATCACGCTCTCGCGTAACATCAGCAACCTTCTCTATGTGCGCTTCAAGCGTCATAGCGGTAATCCGCAGAAACTTCACAAGCTGCACTGTATCAGTAACAAGCGGTAACTCTTCGTTCATCACAATATCCTCCGATCAAGTGAAACTACACAATACAGGAAAAAACACCGCATGTCAAACACCGCAAAACACCAAAACCGGCAGTACCGGAAACTCATTCTACTTGCAGACAACTCGTCGATCTACAAACGAGATAACAACGCACACTTGCGATCGTGACTGGGAAAC